CGCAAGCTGGGCTACAGGGTTAAGAAGGGAAAACGCTGGCGAAAGCCGCCGTTTAAGGAAATTACCGAAACGCTGGGTTTTGCGCAGGCGGGACTGCTTATCCGCAAGCTGAGCGGCAGGCCGGTTAAAACAGCCTGGTCGATTGATCTGCCAGCGCGTCCGTTCGTCGGCATGAGTGCTGAAGACTTCAATAAGGCGCTGGCGCGCCAGCTACAGGCCATCGGCTACGGCTGGGACGTTAACGCTTAATAAATCAGGGGAAGGGTATGTGGCCAAACGTCACGATTAATCAGTTAAACCAGCTTCAGGGTGAAACGGCTGACATTGAGCGCACGGTGCTCTTTGTTGGTAAGGGAAAGAAAAACACCGGCAAGGTGCTGCCGGTCAACACGCAGACGGATTTTAATGTGCTGCTGGGTGCGGATGATTCTGAGCTGAAAAGCCAGGTGATCGCCGCGATGAATAACGGCGGTCAGAACTGGTCTGCTTACGTCTGGTTGCTGTCTGAAGACGCTGAGCCGCTGGCATGGGTGGAAGCCGTTGAAAAATCGCAGCTGGCTGCGTCGGTTGAAGGCGCAGTGGTATGCATCGACGTTGCCGACAAGGCGCAGATTAACGCCGCCGCCACGCTTCGCAACACGCTGCTAGCGAAATACGGGCGCTGGGTGTGGTTCATTCTGGCCGTGGCAGGGCCGGAAGGGGAAGAAACCTGGGCGGATTACGTCACGCGTCTGGCCGCGCTTCAGAACGGCATCGCGGCCAGCGCGGTGCAGCTGGTGCCGCGCCTGTGGGGGAATGAGCCGGGCGTGCTGGCTGGTCGCCTGTGCAGTCGTGCCGTCACCATTGCCGACAGCCCGGCGCGCGTGAAAACCGGCGCGCTGCTGGATATGGGCAGCGATGATTTGCCGGTTGATGGCGCGGGCGAGCCACTTGATCTGGCCACGCTTCAGGCGCTGGAAAAACTGCGCTACAGCGTGCCGATGTGGTACCCGGATTATGACGGCTTTTACTGGGCTGACGGGCGCACGCTGGACGTGGAGGGCGGTGATTATCAGGTGATTGAGTATCTGCGCATTGCCGACAAGGTGGCGCGCCGCGTGCGCCTGCTGGCCATTGCCCGTATTGCCGATCGCTCGATGAATACCACGCCGGGCAGCATTGCCGCAACGCAGCAGAACTTTGCAAAACCGCTGCGCGAAATGTCGCAGTCCGTCCAGATTAACGGCATCCGCTTTCCCGGCGAGGTGAAGACGCCGCTGGATGGTGACGTCACCGTCAGCTGGAAAACGGCCAGCAAGGTGGAAATTTATATCGTGATGCGCCCGGTTGAATCACCGAAAGAAATCACCGTGGGGCTGGTGCTTGATACCAGCATCAACAAAAGCGAGGTAGCAGCATGAGCCAGCGTATCAGCGGCCAGTCGTTCGACGTGAACATTGACGGGGAAATGCTCCACGTTGAGAAAATCTCTCTCGATGTCACGGATAACACCGCCGCCGCATCAACGCGCGGCGTGCCGGATGGTTTCACCGCCGGTGACGTGGCTGGAGAAGGTGAGATTGAACTCAGCAGCAAGGTGTTCCAGCAACTGACGGCGAAAGCCCGAGCGGCGGGTTCATGGCGCGGCATTGATGTGGTCGATTTCCTGTTTTACGCGAAGGTCGAGGCGTTCGGCTGCAAGCTGATTATCAGCAACATTCTGGACATTGATCCGAAGGGTGGCGCGCTGACCACGCACAAGGTGAAATACTTCGTCACCAGCCCGAAATTCATCAACATCAACGGCGTGCCGTATCTGGAGTCGTCGGCAACGGAAAGCCTTATCAGCTAAGGGAGCAGTAATGCAGGAGCACGAAAAAAGCCTTTATACCCTGCTTGTGATGGGGGCGCTGATTGCACTGGGGAAGGTGCTGGCCAGCAATGAAAAAATCACGCCGCGTCTGGTTATCGGGCGCGTAATCCTCGGTTCCGCCATTTCCACGGCGGCAGGGGCGGCGCTGATTCAGTTCCCGGATATTTCGCCGGTGGCCATCAACGGGCTGGGCGCGGGGCTGGGGATTCTGGGGTATCAGTTCTGTGAATTATGGCTGCGCCGCCGGTTAGGTGGCGATAAACGGGAGACAAAAGAGTGACGCTATCGGAAAAACAGCAGCTTTTTACCGCGCTGATTGCGCAGCTGATCACCTTCGCGCAGAACAACGGCATGCGTCTGACGTTTGGCGAGGCTTACCGCACGCCGGAGCAGGCGGCGCTGAATGCAAAGAAAGGCAGCGGCATCAGCAACAGCCTGCACACGCAGCGGCTGGCGGTGGATTTTAACCTCTTCGTTAACGGCCAGTACAAAACCCGCACCGAGGATTATCAGGCGCTGGGTGAATACTGGGAGTCGCTGGGCGGCAGCTGGGGCGGGCGCTTTAAAAAGAACCCGGACGGCAATCACTTCAGCCTGGAGCATAACGGGGTGCGCTGATGGCCAGACAGATTCTGTTTGCGATTGCCGGTCTGGCGCTGGCGTTCTGGGCAGGCTGGACGGGTGCAAACTGGCAGCGCGACAGCGTGGAACTGGTGGCCGAACGTGCCGCCGGGCTGGCCGCCGATAAGGCGCGCAGTGAGTTGCAGGGCGTGGCCAGCGAATCGGCCAGAGCGCTTGAGGTAAAACTGGAGGAGTTAAAAGGTGCGATCCCCGACGGATTACGCACTGAAGTGGTTAAGCCTGTTTTTACTAACGTGTGCGTGTCTGATGACTTTGTCCGCATGTACAACGAAGCCAGCGAAAAAGCAGAGCGTACCCTTTCAGGAAAATCTAAAAACTAAATGCCCGGTTAATCTTCCACGATTACAGGGAAATGACGGCAGAGCAGCAGCGGAATTATTAACGACGTGGGTTGAACTTTATTCAGCCTGTGCGGCTCGCCACAATCTGATTGTTGATGAAATTATATTAAGAGAGAAAAAGAACCATGAGTGAAAAGTTAATTGAAATGAAAATTGCGGGTAAAGACGTTTCTTTTTCCCCGAACGTCACCGCCTATAACAAATATATCAACGAAATCACGATGGGAAATAAAGTTTCCCCGGCGCATAACTTTCTGGTGCGCATCGTAACGCCGGAAACAAAGGAAGCGCTGACAGAGCTGCTGGAGCGTCCCGGCGCGGCATTACAGATTGTGGGTAAGGTTCTGGATGAATATACGCCGGAACTGGAAATCACCGTAAAAAACTAACCGAGCGGGTTCGTAATATTGATACCAACGGACTCGAACAATATTCAATTTTACGCCGTCGCTGGCTTCCCGGTGAGGAAGACAGTTTAGACAGCCTTTCCGCCGCGTTGTGGCTTGATAACCGTTACTGGGAAAACCAGCGCATTGCCGTCGCCAACGGCATCGCGCTGGCACTTAAGGGAAGCGAATGAGGCAGCTGGAATTTACGTTAGCGCTGATCGACAAAGTAACGCGGCCGCTGCGACAGGCGCAGGCAGGCGTGACGGAGTTTGCGGATAAATCCCGCGCCTCATTCCAGCGCGTTGCCGTGGGCGGTGCGGCGCTGTGGGGCGTCGGGCAGGCCATTAAGGGCGCGCTTGGCCCGGCCATCGAAATGTACGACGCGCTTCAGGAGCAGTCGGCGCGCGGCATTGACAGTTCAGCGCTGAAGCAGGTGGAGAAGGACGCGAACACCTTCGCCATGACCTACGGTAAAAGCGCGGTGGAGTTCGTTCAGTCAACGTCCAGCATTAACGCGGCCATTGGCGGACTTACCGGCACCGAGCTACCTAAAGTCACGCAGGTGGCCAATCTGATGGCGGCGGCGGTGGGCAGTTCGGCGGCGGAGTCGGCGGAGTTTCTGGGCCAGATGTTTGGCAACTTCAGGGAGGAGGCGGACAGGCTGGGCAAGGTGCAGTTTGCCGAGCAGCTGGCCGACAAAATGGCGTTTATGCGCCAGCGCTTCGGCGTGGAAATGGGGCTGGTCAAAGACCTGATGGAAGGGGCGCGCGGCGTCGGCACAAACTACGGCGTTGGGCTGAATGAGCAGTTGGCCGTGATGGGTGAGCTGCAGCGCACGCTGGGTTCAGAGGCGTCCGGCGCTTACGAAGGCTTTCTGACCGGAGCCGAAGACGGCGCCAAAAAGCTGGGGCTGAGCTTTAAAAATTCGGCTGGCCAGATGCTGTCTATGCCGGAGATCCTGACCAAACTCCAGAGCAAATACGGCGACAGCATCGCCGGAAACGTGGAGGCGCAGAAGGCGCTTGATGACGCGTTCGGTGACAGTTCGGCGGTGGTCAAACAGCTGTGGGGCAACGTCGGCACGCTACAGCGCAACATTACCGAGCTGGGCGGCAGTGACGGGCTGAAGCGTACGCAGGAAATGGCCGCGAAGATGGTGAAGCCGTGGGACAGGTTCATTGAAATCCTGACGGCTATCCGGCGCGTGATCGGGATGACGCTTATCCCGGTGCTGTATCCGCTGCTGAACCGCCTGGCGGATATGGGGCAGACGTTTGCCCGCTGGATGCAGATGTTCCCGAACATCGCGCGCGTGGTGGGCTATGTTGCGCTGGCGGTGCTGAGTTTTGCCGGAGCCGGTGCGCTGGCGAATATCGTGATGGGCGTGGGCGGCTTCGTGATGGTCGGGCTGACGGCCATCTGGCGCGGCCTGCTGCTGGTGACAAAGCTGTACACCGGTGCGCTGTGGCTGGCACAGAAGGCTACGCTGGCCTATGCCGCCGTCATGCGCATGCTGCGCGGGGTGCTGCTGGCGGTACGCATGGCCGCCATGCTGACCGGGACGGCCATTAACTTTATGAGCTGGCCCATTCTGCTGATCGTCGGCGCGATTGCGCTGCTGGGTGCCGGTTGCTACCTGCTGATTTCTCACTGGGACGCGGTGAAAGCGGCGGTAATGGACACCGCCGCCTTTCAGGTGGTGACGGCGGCGATTGAGTACGTGGCCGGGGTGTTTGGTAAAGCGTGGGCGTCCATCAAAGACGGCTGGAATAGTTTTGTCGCGCTGCTGTCCGGCTTTTCCGTCACGGCGACGTTAGGCGGCATGGCTTCCGGGATTATGAACCTGTTTGCGAACCTGTG